GCTACATGTCTCCGGTCGAGTTCAGGGAGGCGGGGCTGTCCCTCCCGAAATCGTCCAAATAGGTGTTGCCAATCCACGCTCGACCTCCTCCCCCACGAGATGCACCGCGAGGGTCTCGCGGTCACGGTACGGGTAAGTGACCAAAGCGATCATGGATGCTCCTTAGGTTTCCTAGGCGGTCGGGGCGATGGTGCCCTTGACCACGAAGTCGATGTACTCGGCGAAGAACACGAGGCCGACGTAGGCCACGGTGTCGTAGGTCAGGCTCTTGAGCTCGGGCGAGTGGGACACGGCGATGTAGCCGCTCTCGTCGGAGTAGAAGCCGAAGAGGTCGTCGCCGTCGGTCGGCGCCACGTAGACCTTGATGTTGTCCTTGACGGTGGCGTAGATCGTGCCGGCGGCCACGGAGCCGGTGGACACGAGCGTGCCGAGACCTGCCCAGTTCTCGATGTAGGAGATGCCGAAGGCGCTGAAGACCTCGGACTCGCCGATCTGCTTGGCGAAGTCGACCGGGTTGGCGAAGTAGACGGTCTCGCCGCTGCCGAAGCCGTACTCCTCGGTGAGGTTGGACAGCGCGGCCCAGGCGTTCGCGGCGGTGGCGACGAGGCTCTTGCCGGTCGCGGCGGTGGTGCCCTCGGCGCCGAGGGCGGCGACGAAGTCCTTCTTGATGTTGCGCTGCATGTCGGAGATCATCGCGGCGTCGGTCTTGTCGACGGCGCCGTCGTAGCCGCGCTTCTTGACCTCCTGGAGCGTGGTCTGCTTGCGGTAGGGCTTGAGCGTCACCTCGTAGGTCGTGACGTCCTCGTAGGCGTAGCTGGAGAGCGGGATGTCCTGGCCGGGGGTGTACTCGGCCTCGGAGAGCTTGCCGGTGATCTTCTTCTGGTGGAGCGTCTCGCCCACGGCGGCGTGGATGGGCGCGCAGGTGGACAGCATCGCCGTGAGCTTCTCGAGCGACTTGGTGAACGTGTTCACGAGGTCGACGTTGCGTGCGGCTGCGAGGGTCTTGATGTCGGGCATTGGGGCCCCTTTCTCCCCTTACTTGAAGAGGTCGATGTTGGCGGCGATGGCCGCCATGCGTTCCTTCTTGTCCTCGATTCCGAGGATGTCCTTCTTGGAGGGCTTGCCTGGCTTGGGCTTGCCGCCGGCCTCGGGGGCCCTCGGCGCGCCGCCCGCCGGCTTCACGATGGCGGCGACGGCTTTCGCCTGCTCGGTGAGCGCGTCCTCGTCCTCGCCGTTGAGCGTGGCCACGATGGAGCGGTCGAGTCCGGTGGCCTTGGCCACGGAGTCGACGAGCGCGGAGCGGGCTGCGCTCGCCTTGAGGGAGGCGTTCTCGCTCTCGAGCGCGCTCAGGCGCTCCTCGACGGTCGGGTCGGTCTTGGGTGCCGCGGCCTTGAGCTCGGTGAGCTCCTTGAGGTTCGACTTCGAGCGGCTCTCCCACTTGCGCGACTCCTTCAGCGCCTCCTCGTAGAGTGCCTTGTAGTCGGGCTCCTGACCCTCGTCTCCGCCCTGTGCAGGGTCGATCGGATTGGTCTCGGCGGGCGTGGTCTCCTGGGCCATGCTCCCTCCATTTCCGCCCCGTGCGGGGCATCGTCTGGCCCCGTGCGGGGCGCTTTTCGGCATGAAAAAGGCCACTCGTGCGGATGGCCTGGTTCAACGTTTTGGTCGGGGCGGCGAGACTCGAACCCGCACGGGCGATGCCCACGTGCTCCTGAGGCACGCGCGTCTGCCATTCCGCCACGCCCCGGTGTGGTATATTTGTCTTGGACGGCGAACACCCCCCGGGTTAGGAACCTGGGCAGAGTATCGCCGTCCATTTTTTATTTGAGACGTGCTCCGTCCTGTCCAAGCACCATGACCTCGTCGAGCGTGCCGTCTCCGGTAAAGTTGCCGGCCGAGTCGAGCGCACTCTCCTCCGCGTCCGGCAATCTGAGCAGGCTGACTACCGCGGCCTTTTCCCTGCCTGGGTAAGCAACGAACTTCTTGGACGCATTCAACAGCAGGCTGTTAATCTTGCCAATGGAGCGGGGAGTCTTAAACTCCACGAGTCCCTCTTCCGACTCGAAGTCAACGCTCGGATGCTCGTGGCTGGCATAGAGGAAAGTTCCAGACATACGAGCCTTCACCGCGATCCACAGCTCCTCGCCATTCGGGTCTGCACCGTTGCATCTGCCGTGACTGTTGATGAAACGCTCTCCGCCAAGCTGGATGTCGTAAACATCGCCAAGGCAGGAGAGGAACCCACCGACGTTGGCGTCGTACGAGAGCGTCGTCTTTTCTCTCCTGAACCTTTTGAGTGCGTCCTTGATTCCGGCGTCCAGATAGTCGGCCAGCGTCTCGCCGCCGATCGCGACCCGATACGCCTCGCCCCCTGCCGCATCGATGCACGCCGCCTTGAGGGCGTTCTCCTGCACTTTAGGAAGCCCCCAGGACTCGACCTCCTTGAACCGGACCCAAAGGTCACGCAGCTCCTCCGGCCTCACGCCCTCCACGAGCTCCGCGTCGGGGTCGTCCTCGAAGCCGGGGACGACCTTGCAGTCGCAGTGCCGGTGGAAGTGCCTGAACTCGCCGGCGGACTTGCGCGTGTGGTAGACCGCGCCGCGGCTCGCGAGCATGATGCAGAAGGTGCAGGTCTCGTAGCCCGTCGGCACGCGCGCGAAGCGCACGCCCTTGCCGCTGTCGCGCCCCACGTTGGAGATGATCGTCTCGTTCAGGCTGCGGAGCGCGTCGTTGCGGGCGTACTCGCCGCACGCCCTGGCGAACGCCGCGTCGCCGCCCTTCACGAGCTTCTTCGCCTGGTATCTGGCAACGGTATCGACCGATTCTGGCCTGTAGGTCGTCATGGTGACGGCCTGCTGCAGCCTGGCGCCGTTGCGCTCTGCGAGGTCGTCGTACCACTGCGCCGCGAACTCCGCCGCGACGTCGTCGTAGCCCTGCACGAAGCCCTCCATGATGAGCTTCGCGGCCTCGCGCTTCTCGGCCACGGTCGCGCCCTCGTGGGCGCGGCACCAGGCGAGCACGGCGGACTCCACGTCGGATGCCGCCCCGTCGCCGATCTTCGCCACGGCCCGGTTGTAGGCCGCGAACTCCCGCGCGCTAATCATCGGCGGGCGGCGCGGGCTCCGCGGCCTGGGTGACGCCCGCCATCAGGTCGAGCGCCGCCGAGCGCGTCACGTTGCGCCTGATCTCGGAGGAGACGTTGCGCACCTCGTCGTCATCGAGGCCGTTGAGCCGCCAGAAGGTCGGCGTGCCGGCGAAGCCGTCGACCACAGACGCGAGCTTGATGGAGCTGTCTGTCTGCTGGGCCAGGGTCGGCATGGCGGGGTTCAGGAAGTGGACGGACACGCCGCAGGCGTCCTCCGCCTCCTCGTAGGAGCACCCGAGCTCCGTCGCGATCGCGGCGGTCGCGGCGTTCGCCAGCGCCGCCTTGGCCTCGCGGATGAAGCTCTTGCACTTGAGGATGAGCGGCTCGTTCTCGGCGTAGATCGCCTCGGCGGAGCTGGGGTTGTCGCTCATGATGCCGAACTGCCCCACGTGGATGCCAGTCGCGGCGCTCATGCGCTTGCACAGGTTGCCGAAGTGCTCGGTCATGGGCTGCATGCTCGGCTGCGTGAGCTGGCCGAACTGCGGTATCGTGCCGTCCTCGGTCTTGGTGACCTCGAAGATGGAGCCGATGAAGGCGCTCCACTTGGTCTTGTCGGCGAACGCGTCGCCGTCGGTGCCCAGCAGGTACTTCTGCGTGGACGCGGCGAACGCGGCGGCGATCTCCTCGTTGACGTTGGCGCGCAGGGCGCAGTCGATGAGCCAGCGCACCTCGGAGTTGATTCGCGAGACGCCGAAAGGCCGGTCGTCGTCGGGGTTGTGCGGCATGACGAACATGGGCACGGCGCCCAGGCCGTGCTCCACGTACTCCGCCGCCCACTCGTTGCGGCGAACCTCGCGGATGCGCACCATGCGGTCCGGCAGCATCACGTTGACCCAGTCCGGGCGGTTCGTGGGCCGCCCGCGGTCCTTGGCGAAGGAGACGACGAACATGCCGGAGGACAGGCACTCGTGGACGTCGTCCCAGATGCCCGTGCACAGGGTCGGCGGGTACGCCGAGATGCGGGCGTGCCCGTCCTCGTCCGCCGTCACCACGAGCATGGAGAAGCAGTACTTGAGCGCGGAGTTGACGGCCTTGCCGACGCGCGTGGCCATCTTGTTGCGCTTGGCCACGGAGGTGAGCAGGCCGTCGAAGTCCTCGTCGTCGGGGCACGTGAACCCGTCGAAGGCGATGTGGTCGCGCATGACCTCCACGCACTTGTATCCCCAGCCGCACGCGACCTCCAGGTCGCGCAGCGAGTCGGGCACGGCGATACCGAGGTCCTTGAGCATGTTGCGCGCCTCGTAGTAGTCCGAGCGCAGGAGGTTGCCCTTGTAGTGGGTCTGCCAGCTGTTGAGCAGGCAGCGCACCGTCTCGCGGTCCTCCTCGAGCAGGCCGTCGGCGGACGCCACGGCGTAAGGTATCGAGATCAAGTGACCCTCGCCTTCATTCCGGGTTTTCTCTTCGATGTGTTGAGCGCGAGCAGCGCCAGCCCCGCGGCCTCGATGGGCGCGGCGTTGTCGCCGCCGAAGCCCCAGCCGCCGCCGGAGCCGATCTTGCGCTTGGGGGACGTCTCGGCAGAAAGGTCGAGCGCCGGGCACGCGATGTGCGTGACCGAGCCCGCCTTCGCGCCGGACGAGATGAGGCTCGC